GGTTTCATTTTTAACCAACTATGACTACGCTTACATTCATATCCTGCGTTAGGATCCTTGATCATTATACCCTCATATCCACCGTCAATAGCCTGCTTGTTGATCTGTTTAAGCGTTGTTTGTCCTTGCTCAGTGTCTAAGTCTACCTCTTGCCATGTCAGTGTAGCAACATGCGGAAGTTCCGGAGCATGTTTTTCAATCCAACTATCTAGCTCTTGTGAACGCTCATGTTGTGGACGAACACTGCCACCTTGTTGAAATTCTTCTAAGGTAATCATATCAAAACAATGTAGGATGGCATCGTCAGACTGAACATTAGTTTTACGGTGAACTTGCTTCATCAAGTCTTGAAATGAGCTACTCATTACTTCACCATCTAATATCATATCTGTACCGATGCCATAAGTTTCTACAACATGAGCTAATTGATCTACAATATGTTCAAAATTATGAAACTGCTTGCCGTTACGACTAAACACTTCAGGACGCTTATTCTTATGTAATATAGCAATAACCCTAACGCCATCTAGCTTAACTTCAATCTGTTTTTTACCTACTAATTTCTTTTCATGGTTAGCACCATCATGTGCTAGTTGGCAAGTGAAGACTGGAATAACATAGTCGGGGTAGTCTTTCTTAACTACATTATTCACAGTCTTTTCACTAACACCACAACGTAAGTCTTTGATAAGAATACGTCTATACCAATTGTTCCATTGTTCCTGTGTTGCTGATTCCATCATTGTATCTAACACTAGTTGTGCGGCATTACCTGTAATCTCTCTTGACCGTAAGCCATCTAGTGCTTGTTGAAAAATGGTCCAATCTAACCCAGGCCCACCTGGACCTTTTTGTATATCTACTTTCTTAACACCATATGTAATTAGGGGGTCAAGGGCTAGACGGACTCCGTGGAAGAATTCTTTATTCGCACAACCAGCTTCGTCGCGAAGTATTTTTTCTTTAGCTAATCTTGAATTATCAGATTCAAGTTTTATTGTTATTTCCCAAGGTTTCATTTTAAGTCCTATATACATTGTTTAATGTGTTTACAATCTTTTCTATATTGAAAGCCAACACACTCACAACTGTATTCTCCGTTTTGTAATTTTACAGTATATTCGTTGCCTTTGCTACCAGTAACTGTCCAAACTTTAACACTAGAATCTGTTGTAAATTTATATTCATGCCCGTCCTCATCTCTAATGTCAACGACATTTTTCATATGGATAACTGAAAAGCCATTGGGATGATTAGGATTACGAACAGCAAACTCTTCAGGCTTTGCCCATTTGTAATCAACAACCTCACCAGTAAGTTCTGAGTGCTGAACGTCGCCCCATATGCTAGGGCGATTATATTCAGTTGCTACAGTTATAATTTGTCCAATAGTTGGTTTCATTATGAGTTCCACTCGTCAATCCAAGGTTTTTCAGTTTTAGCACCCGTTAAATGTGTCTTTGGTCGAGTAGGCGATTCAGGTAACCTTACTGGAGGAGGTGTCATACCAGCTTGTGTCGTTGAACTGCCATTGTTTTTATTAACAGGAGTATCTTTAGTAATTGTTGAACTCTTATAGCTGTCACCAGCATTATTAACTAGCGAATAAGCGAGTAAAATAATTCCTAAGACCATTCCTACACTATGATCCCAAAAGAAAGCACCACCAGCATAACCAACAAGGAAAATAGCTATAGCCATGAATACTCCGTGTAACATAATACCTAACAAAGCTATTCCTATTGGAACCAGTATCCACCAATCCATTATGATATCACCTTGCCAGTGAAAACATCAACAACTTCTTCATCACCAAACTCAGCACGCATTTCCATTTGCTCTTCTTCTGAGTAACCATGTTTCTCACGCATAGCTTGATAACGTCCAAGAAACTCTTGAGTTTCAATTGAGTTTTGTTTTTGTGTACGTTCAAACATTTCCCAAGTAATTGTACCGTCTACCACAGCCATTTCTAAGATGTCTGTTGGAGGAATGTTATCTGATTCAGCCCAACGAACTTCACCTTGTTTACCAAGTTTCCAAGCATGTTTTGTAACACCAGCTGAACCGTAGCTTGTTTCTCCACCTAACACAGCAACACCATCACGGTTCCATTGACCTTCAGTCATACCGCCTCTAATTGGTTCGCCTTTATAGTTTAATCTTGGTGCAGTAGAGTTGTATTTTTCTTGTAGTAACTCTAGTGTTGGATTTTCTGTTGTATATGTCATATTATCTACCCCTAAATAATTAACCGTTTTTCTAACTTACAAATACATTATAGCGGTTTTGGATTTTCTGGTCAACCATTTTAGACAAAAAAAGGACAATAAATGTCCTTTAATTTGTTGTTTTTTTACAACACTTATCTACGTTTATCCCCTGGTCGTTGTTCGTAGAATATATGATTGTCTATCTGTGCTAGACGTTGTTTGACTTTCCTCCAAAACGGTCTAACATGTTTGGCGTGAAAAAATAATGTATCTTTTGTAACTAGAGTAGTTGTAAGACTTTCATAATCAAGTATAGCAGTTAAGGCCGCTTGATAACTTTCATGACTTTGTCTTACTGCTTTTTTAGGATTAGTATGACTTTCACATCTCCAGGAGAATTGACATTTAGTTCTTCCTTTAACTACTTTGCGTTCGTTTACAACACCGCATATAGTATTAGGAAACATTGGATTTTCAACTCTGTTTAGAGTAACCAGGGCTACTGCTTTTTGTCCTTGTAGACTTTCGCCTCGTGCTTCATAGTATACGTTACGTGCAAGACAACTAATCTCTTTCATCCACTCGTCTTCACGTTCTAACTGAGCTATTAATTCTTGTTTTAATTTAAGCTCTGCTTTTTGTTGCTCAATGCTTATCACAATATCTTCTGTGGTAACCACTTTCTCTTGTTCAGCTGGTTGTGTTACATGCAAATATATACCTGCTATTAACACTACTAGTATTGCGTATAGTACCTTCCTTGATAACTTCATCAACTATTCTCCTTTCCGTTCAACTATTTACTGCTTTAAAGTGTAACTATTATAACGTCTTTTAATTTTTTGGTCAACTATTAACTTTATGTGTCCAACCGTGATTTGTTTGTTCATTATATTGCTTATTAATATTGTCACGAACAAGTTGTCTAAACTCTGGAGTATCTGTTAATTCTGGATTTAAGTGTCCAACTAGTGCATATCTGCATTCGTCTGAGTGCATATTCTGAATAGCATGAGTATATGTGTGCTGATTAAACAGATAGTAGTTACCGAGCTTAGGTTTATATTCACCATGAGGGTAAAATTTTAGTGAGGATCCTATAGGATATGTTAAAGGTATCCAAACATACATTAAATTTTTTAGTCCATTCATATCTCTATGCGGTCTAAAATATCCTCGACTCTGAAGATTCATTTGACAACATATATCAATATTAAGCCCTTTTGACTTAAGATGTTCTTTTATTTTTAATGAACCTTCATCAGGTTGTGTCAATGGTGGCGGTTCAGCATCTCTTCTATTACGAAGATCTATGTACCTTATTGGTCGGGTACTATAATTCCATAAAAGTGAAATATAAAGGTTGCGAGTCCTTGGCACTGTTTGATATGGAGGCATTTGATCTTTATAATCTGTTCTATTTGTTTCGTGTTTAATTCTACATATTTTAGTAATAAACTCAACATCAATGTCAGATTCTATTTCAACAATAGGTACATCAGTATCAAACGGATCATCAGCTACTTCTACTGATGTAGGTCCACCGGGAAAGTCTAATTCAAACCATTCTTTTGTTAGCTTATCCATTCAGGAAAATCCTCAAATTTAAATTCTGTATGTACTTTCCCCCAATATAGAGCTACCGGTAAATCAAAAGGTATTTCTATATAGCCGTCACGGTCTAACTCAGTTGCTCCTTTCTGCGGTGCTAGTCCTTCAGGATATGTACTGGCATTCATAAGGTGTACGATTCCAAAATTGATTCCATCAATTATTGCGTCAAATACATTTACCTGATTATCACTAAGTGAATCCTTACCAAGACCGGTTATTGATACTTTGATCATATTTTGTTCAAGAGGATCTACATCAAACACTACAGGGTAATGCCCAAATTTATTCTTTATCTTATCTATTTTAACATTGATAGGTTGGCCATTGAATTCTATTAAAATATCAGGTTTGCAACCTTTAGATATTTTTAAATATAACTCAATTCTCATAAGTCTTTTGCTTCATCAACTGAGTATGTTGAATCTAAAAATGATGCTTGCTGGCTGGTTCTTGTTTGAGAGTCAATGAATAAACTATTACCAATACTAGCATCATTCAATCTTCTTATGTTACGCCCTTCTCTAAGAGCCGCAACTAAACTTTCACCATAAAAGTCACTGCTGGCTACGTTTTCTAATATCCATCCTGTGCCACCCAAACTTTCGTCTGCTCCATACTGATGTAAATTAGTTACTAGTCCCATCACAGCGGTTTTTATTCCGGTCTGTGTATCTGCTGTAACAATACCTGCCTTAGGCATATTCTCTAGTTCACGTTTGATTTGTGCTGATGAGTTTGTAATGTTAGCTGTTGTTGCTGTAGCTTGTGTAGGATATGTTGAAGCTAAACTAGCAAGTTCTATGTCAATGGCTGTAATTACATCATCAACTGCAAGATTTCTTGAGGCGTAACTTGCTGAACTCAAACCATATCGACCTGCTGGAATATACCAAGTTTCTGTGTATGTTGGCGGAACTGTTGGAGGTGAAACTTCGACTATTGTATAATATGTTGCGGCATCGTCAAACAAGTTTTTCATTGTTTCATATAAGTTAGCTAGATTGTCTAGTTCACTTTCGTCATCTAGATTACCCACTGTTTCTGCTAGTTGTGATAATTCTGTAGTATGAGTATAACCTGCTACTGTTCCAATAACATCTGTTACTAAAAATTGTCCGTTAGTTCCTGATCCTGTACCATATATATTTTTAAAATAGTTGATAGTTGCATCAGGTACCGGCTTGTCAAGTGCAATGATTGTGCCAAGCCCTTTAGTAGTTTCTAATTTTTCTGCTACTTGGCTCAACTGTTGACTTGTGATATTAAATATATCTTTAATTTGTTGCAAACTTCTTGCCAGTGCCTGATTACTATCTGCTATATATTCTGGCACTGCTGAATATAAACTTTGACCTAGCCCTGCGAGCTGTCCATTTAATGTTTGATTAATATAAATTAAAGTTATAGTACCATTTGTGTCAAATGATTTTAAACTTTGATATGCAGTTGGAAATACTTTTTTTGGATCTAACAAGTCTTGTGCAGTTTCTAAATTAGAAATGCTACTACCTAAAACATTTTGTATGCTTGCAAGATCAGTATCTTTAATTTTTCCTAAGGTATCCCATACTGCCTGACCAAGTCCTTTTTTACTAGCTTTACCAGAGTCAGCACTAGGATTAACACCGTCCTCATAATTAACTAATCCTTCAGTACCAAGGTCACTTACTTGCGAGTTAATAATAGCACTCGGGTCACTTAAACTTACTGCATTAATTAGTCCCGCAGTATTAATACCTTCAGCTGAAAGATAGTCATCAATGATAGGTAACCCGCCTGCTTGTTGCCAGTATAGTTTAATAAATGATAATGGATTTCCTAAGTTACGTAGGTCATTATAATTTAGTAAGTTACCTGAGTTTAATAAGTCGCTTGCAAATGATGGTAGTGCAACTGTGGTATCTGTGATTGCGCCTGTTAATAAATTGTTAACATCTGTATTAATATCTAAACTTGAATCGGCGTTGATTGCACTGCTAATAAATTCATTACTGCTAGTTGTAAATGCACTAGCTAGACTAAAGTGTTGTGCAAACACACCAATGTCTGCTCCAATCAAATCATTTGCGTGTGCTGTTATTTTTGTAGTTAATGCACCTGCACCCACTGTTGCATGATCTGCTGGCAGTACAATGTTTGTTAATCCAGGGAATACTCCATTACCTAAACTTTGTAAATTAGTTAGAGTTGACCCAGTAACTTTACTTGAATTATCATGACAATAGGTAATTGTATCTATCGCAGTAATACTGGTATATGCTGTAATATTTGTTGCCAGTGCTGGAGCAATGCCTATGCCACTATTTTGAAGTAGCCCGGCTCCTGCATTCATTTGCATTGGAGTTAGTATTCCTGCCACGTTATGATCCTATAAAAACGTTTGGAGAGCCTTGAGCTCTTGCGTGTCCACACGTATCATTATCACCAACTAAAATTATTGGCTTGCCTTCTGCAAATACAGTAGCTGAGCCGCCAGTAGTTACTGCTGAGCAATGTGCGTCGCATCCTTTTGATCCACAGCAAGGGTGCGGAGTTACAGGACTACCCGGAGGCACTACGCCTCTTCCATTTACAAATACAGTGGCCGCACCTTGTGTGGCTATCCCTCCTGCTGAATTTGCGTCACCTCTTCTTACTACTGCTGGCATTTAAATTATCCGTGTATGATTTTCTTTTCAGGTACATCAATACCTGTTGTTGCTTTTTTATAAGCCGCCTTAACAGATTCATTTGATTCTAGAATCATTGCTATTGCACTAGTATTTATCCGTACATCTTTCTCCAATTCCATAGTGTATGCACTAGGAACCATTTGCATTTTACCTTCTTGATTTGGTAATACTGTACAAGGCTTGTTAACCATGTAATGGTCATCATCAATCTCAACTGTCTGTGCTACAACTTCTTCACCTGTTACTAATTTAAATGTATAAATTTCGTTGTTGTCTAATTTCATAATTTTGCCTTTATTTCATCCTCTGTTAATTTAATTAATGCACTATATCCACCTTCAACAAATAGCTCATCATCCTTATATATTTGTGGTACTGATCGATGTCCTTCTCCCACTAAGAATTCTTTTGCTTCGCTATCCTTTTCTATGTTAATAACTTCAAATTCAATGTCTTTTGATTCAAGAAATTGTTTAGCACTATCACAATGCGGACAGCTTGTTTTGGAGTATATTTTTAGCATATAATTTTTCCCTTGTAGTTTTTAAATCTATAAATATAGTTATGACATTATTCAATGACCTAAAAAATAAATTATCGATTGCTAATTATAACAGAGTTCGCATTGCACAAGCAACCATTTATTTGCTCGTTATTGCCACTTTGATTATAAATTTTAACTTTGCACTATTAATCGCAGGGCTTATATTAGGTTATATATTGTTTACTTTAGGCGTTAGCGTAAGCCTGCATAAGTGGATATCACACCGTGCCTTAGACCCACGTAATCGTCTTGTAAAGCATTTACTATTATTACTGGGTACAATGACTACCCTAGGAACACCTATAGAATTTGCGGCAGGTCATAGAACACATCATAAGCATTCAGACACCGAGCAAGACCCATTCGCACTAACTAATAGCTGGATACATAACATTAAACTATGGTTCTTATGGATGGAGACTGATAAGATTAATCCACGTGTTGTTATTGATTTAGTTAAAGATCGAGAAATTAAATTCTATCATAATAACTATTGGAAAATATGGTCTGTTTATCCAATAATACTGTTTATGGTTGATCCTGTCTTGGTTGTCTACTTATTTGCTTTACCTGTAGTATATTGTCTACTAGGTATGAGTTGGGTAACAGTTATAGCACACAGTGAAACACTACAACGTTGGTTTAAAGGTACTAAGCCACATAATGAAAATGATCTTAGTTGGGATAGTGTATTGTTTACTTGGCTATTTGCTGGAGAAGGATATCACGAAACTCACCATGCTTACCCAGGTGAAAGAAACTATGGTAAGAGAAATAACAAGTTTGATCTAAGTGGTGAAATTGCTGACTTACTATCTAAGCGTGTATCTTCTGCTGATAGTCATCTTTAACATCTTTACCCGCTAACTTAATAAACCACCAAGCAAGATCCCAATCCTTTGCAGTAAACTTATTCTTGGCCGCGGCAGGCTGTGTATGATGATTATTATGATTACCATCGCCAGGAACAAACACTGATGCTATCTTTGAGTTAAATGTTCTATCTGTACTAGGAAAGTTTGTGTAACCTATCCACTTGTAAAGATACTTGTTGTGAGCTAACACAGTGATATAACTGATAGCTTGGAACCCATATACGATTGGTAGGAAATAAAAATATGTTGCTACCTTAGGGCTTATTAAAAACAATACTAAAAATACTCCAAGATTTAATTTAAAGTAGTTATTGTGGAACCACTTATGATCTTTGTCAATGCTAAGATCTTTTACTGTTCTTGGATTAATTTGATATGTTGGAAAGTAGTAGAACCATAGTCGTATTGAACGCCAAAAGCCACCACCGTTGATATTTGGTGAATGTGGATCGCCCTCATGGTCTGAATACTTATGATGCTTTCTGTGTGTACATGCCCATGACACGTTACTACCTAAACTTAATACAGTACTGCACGATAACATTAAAATTTTATAGAATCTATTCTTAGGTTCAAATGATCTATGACTTGAATATTTGTGTAGTCCACAGCTAGCACCAACTAAAAATAGTATCCAACTGTATGCTAGACCTGCTACAAGCCAAGCCCAATCAAAGTATAATACCAGTCCTATTATTAGACCAATATAAGCAAATGCCTGTAGCATTTTTACTCTCTTGTCTAACGGAAATGTTCTATAAAACCATTTAAGCATTATAAACTAAAACCTTTCAAAGTATCTTCTGTTACGTCTTGTTTAACTGCACCAATAGTGTAACTACTGATTTCTGTTTCTTGAGGTGCTACCTGTACTTCGCTACCTGATATCCACTTCTGTGTCCAAGGTAAAGGATTTGAACCACCTTGATATGGTGACTCTAAACCTAGTGTTGACATACGTTTGTTAGCAATCCATTGAATGTATTGACATAGTAGTTCTTCGTTAAGTCCAATCATTGAACCGTCTTGGAACAAGTATTTTGCCCAGGCTTCTTCTTGCTCAACTGCTGACTTAAACATTTCTACTACCTCTGGTTCGCACTCTTTTTTAATCTTAACAAAGTCTTTGTCGTCTTGTGGTAGCATTTTTAATAAGTGTTGTGAGCTTGCTAAATGAATGTTTTCGTCTCTAGCAATCAGTTTAATAATCTTAGCATTGCCTTCCATTTTCTTAAGTTCAGCAAATGCCCAAGAGCAAGCAAAAGAAACATAAAAACGAATACCTTCTAATACGTTTACTGAATTAATACATAACCATAAACGACGTTTAAGTTCATACTCGTCAACTATGACTTTTTTGCCATTGACTATATGCTCGCCTGCACCTAAATATTCATACATTCTATGATATTCAATTAAGTCATCATAGTACTTGGAAATATCTGTACCACATGATCCAATTTCGTTTACGTCCATTAAGCTATCAAATACTTTTGACGGATCTGCATAAACGTTTCTAATGATATGTGTGTATGAACGTGAATGAATAGTTTCATTGAACGCCCAAGTTTCAATCCATGTTTCAATCTCTGGTATAGTTGCTAAAGGCAATAAAGCTAAGTTAGGTGAACGTCCTTGTACTGAGTCAAGCACAATCTGTCTCTTTAAATTGCTTGTAAAGATATGTTGTTCATATGGTGTTAAGTCTTTAAAGTCTTTGGAGTCACGCATTACGTCAACTTCCTCAGGTCTCCAAAAGAAACTTAATTGTCTATCAGTTAGTTTTTCAAATTGTCTATACTTAACAGTATCATAACGTTGGATACCGTGCCCACCACTTTTATCTAAAAACGCATTAGCTTTTAGATGACTCTTGTTATTTTTATTTAACACGCTCATTTGTATATTGCCCCTAACTTAAATTTTACAACTATCGCAGTCGTCTTCGTCGTACTGCTCCGGTGAATTATCAACTTCTACACTATCTTTAACATCACGATCAACATCTATTTCACCTTGTCCGTCGTGTGTGTTATTGTAGTATAACTGTTTTCCGCCATACTTATAAAACATTACAATGTGCTTGAGTAAGTCACTCATTGACACTTTATCATCTTCATAGTAGGCTGGATTGTAAGAAGTATTTACCGAAATGCCTTGATCAATATACTTCTGGAGAACTGACATAATTTTTAGATAACCCTCCGGTGACTTCTGATCCCATAGTAGTTCGTACTTATTTTTAAGGCGTCTAAATTCGGGTACAACCTGTTTTAATGCTCCGTGTTTACTTTGTTTAATACTAATGTAACTTCTAGGTGGTTCTACACCATTTGTTGAATTACTAATCTGTGCAGATGTTTCTGCTGGCATTAATGCCATTAGCGTTGAATTACGTATACCTGTAGCTTTAAGCTGTGTTCTAAGACCTTTCCAATCAACATGATCAACTGGATCAACTAATTCATCAACTTCTTTTTTATATGTATCAACAGGTAATATACCATCATGATACTTTGTTTCGCTTGACTTAGGACAGGATCCAAACTCTTCTGCTAGGTCTGCACTTGCTTTAATCAAATAATATGACCAATGCTGTGCCCATCTATCTAGTTCTGGTAAACAACTTGGATCAGAATATGTAAAGTCATTCTTTGCTAGCCAATAAGCAAGATTAATAATACCTATACCTAGTGGTCGTCTATTCTGTGTTGCATATGCCGCCGCTAATACAGGATAGTTTTGATAACTTAATAATGCGTCCAATCCTCTAACTGCAAGCGTGCATGCCTTTTCCATTTCTTCAGGAGTTCTAAATACTCCCCAATTAATTGCCGATAGCGTACACAGTGCTATTTCGCCCGTAGCGTCATTTAAATCACTTAGTGGCTTCGTAGGTAAGTCAATTTCACAACACAAGTTTGATTGCTTAATTGGTGCTACATCTTCTTTAAAACTACCGTGAGTATTAGCATGATCTACATTTTGTAAATATATTCTACCTGTGTCTTTACGCTCTTGTACAAACTGTCCAAACAGGTCAATTGCTTTGATTGTTTTCTTACGTATGCGAGTATTACGCTCTGCTGTTTCATATAGTTCTTTAAACTTATCTTGATCGTTAAAGAAAGCATCATACATCTCTGGAACATCATGTGGCGAGAATAAAGTTATATCTCCACCTGACAACAGTCTTTCATACATTAGTTTATTAAACTGTATACCATAGTCCATATGTCTAACACGATTGTCATCAGTGCCTTTATTATTTTTAAGCACTAGCAAGTCTTCTACTTCTAAATGCCATATTGGATAGTACAAAGTAGCCGCACCATTTCTAACTCCACCCTGTGAACATGATCTTGTAGCCGCTTGAAATAGTTTATAGAAAGGAATAACGCCTGTGTGATAAGCATCACCTTTTCTAATTGGCGATTTAATAGCACGAATACGACCTGCACCAATACCTATGCCTGCTTTCTGTGAAACATATCTAACAATACTTGATGATGTAGCATTGATCGAATCTAGTGAATCATCTGTTTCAATAAGAACACAACTTGAAAACTGTCTTTGGCTAGTTCTTACGCCAGCCATTACAGGAGTGGGTAGTGATATTTGGTGTGTTGAAATTGCGTCGTAGTATTCTCTTACATATTTTAATCTTGTTTCTTTAGGATAGTTTCCAAACAGTACTGCCGCAATTAAAATATAAGTTATCTGCGGTGACTCATATAGTTCACCTGTTACTCTATTCTGTACAAGATACTTTCCACGGAATTGTTCCATAGCAACATATGTCAATGACTCATCTCTTTCGTGTTTGACATAGCCATTTATCTTATCCCATTCGTCACTGGTATATAAATCCATAAGCTCAGGATCATACATTCCTAAGTCAATATTTTTTTCTATTATCTTTTTAACATGCCAAGGTTCAAACTGTCCATATACATCTTTACGTATATGATAGTTAATTAATCTACCTCCAACTATCTGATAGTTTGGCGTTTCTTCTGTTATTAAATCAGCCGCACTTTTAATAACTGTTTCTTGTATGTCTGCTGTTTTAATACCATTGTAAAATTGTAAGTGACTTTTAATTTCAACTTCACTAGCTGAAACACCAGTAATGCCTTCACAGGCCCACATAACAACTTTATGTAGTTTGTCTATTTCTAAAGGCTCTTTTTCGCCATCTCTTTTTGTTACTAATATCTCTGCCATTTCTATCCAATCATCTCGTTAAGTTTGGTGCAATCAAATGTTTCTTTAATTTCAAATTTGTACTGTTCTTTACTTATCACTGAGTTAATGTCCCAGTTAAGAATATGTTCATCATCAACAATTAGTATTGTAACGTCACTGCTAGACTCGTCCTTTGCTTGTGCTATTTGTACATCTACGTTTTTGTTGACTAGAATTATAGTATAAGCTAAACCGAGAGCAGATGCAAGTTCGCAATATCCTTTTTCTGCCAAAAGTTCCCAGGGGGATAACCAATTTTCTTTATCGTGCCAATGTACTACATTATTGACTCTAGGAGCGTGGCTCCACCAATTGTTTATTATATTGAGTTGTTCAGTTAAAGATTTGTTACTGACAGACTCTCGTAAGGATGCCCAGAGTCTTAACCTTTCTTCATAGGTTTGTGCCCACATTGTTGACTAGCGTAAATGTGTTAATGAATAATGAATGTGCCCAGGTACGGTGTTTGTACTAGTATACTTGAATAAAAAGTTTGATCCTGATTCTGTTACAGATAACACAACACCTGTTTCTGCATTTTCATTGTAGTCATCTACATAAGAAAGTGCATTTGAACCTTGTGACAGCGTAACTGTTAATGTACCAATACGTTTTGCGTCGCCTCTTGATATAGAATAATCAATGTTAAAACAACAGAATCCGTTTTCCTGTCTAGTAAAAATAGTTTGTGCTGAAGTTTGATTATTTTCAATTGTTGCTCTAACACCTGATTCACGTTTATAGTTACCGTATGCAATACCTCTTGCATTGTCAAAATATATACCTCTTACAGTGTTAGCAACATCAACTCGGGTATGTATTAAATCATCTGCATCAGTACGCTCAAACATATCTCCAACAGAGATATTATCATCTGCTAGAATTTGAATTATTGATTCACTTGGATTACCTGTTCCATTAAATGTATTAGCAACATCTAAGAAAACATTATGTCCTGAGATGTTTTTGCTTACATTAGCAAAGTAAATACCTGAATCTGAAACGTCGTCGAATAAGTTTTGTGTAATACGATACCCTAAAGGACCAACATCAGTTGTATCTTCTCCTAACTGCACAGCTCTCCATAGGATATGAAAACGTCCATTGGTAAATGTGACGCCATTTGAGTTGGCGTCTGCTTTGACACCATATGTACAACCACTTATTCCACATTTATCAAATGTAATCATTTCTGGTGTTGCCGCCGCTGTTCCTTCAACTTCAATTGCTATTGTACCTTTAGTAGCATCTGTTAAATCTGCTTTTAGTAAAGGACCTGTAAAGTTCATTGATTCAAAATAGCATTGCTGTGCTGATTCAACTAATAAAATATGAGTTTCAACATTTGACTCAATAGTCATAGAACTCATTTCAATATTCTTAGGTAGTATAGCAGAGTTAGATCCAATGTTTGCACCTGTTTGCTGTAAACTATCTGTAGTACGCATTGCAAATGTTGGCATTGATGAATCATCTGGAGCCATTCTGATAATTGAAGATTCAACCCCTTCGCCATATACTTTAGCGTATGGTGGAACTAAAATTGTGTTTGATGTTTTGTAAATTCCTGCAGGAAAATATAAACTGCGTCTTATTTCTGGATTCTTTTCACGGCAAAATAATTCGTAAAATGCTCTATTAATTGCTACTGTATCATCTGTTTCGCCGTCGCCTTTTGCACCAAAGTCTTTTACTGAAGCAAACTCATCTAGTTTACCTCCTATCTTTCTTTCAACAGCAGGTTCATCTGTTTTAACTGTATACCCTGCGGCTTCACCTTTATATGTATACGGAGTTGCAACTGATAATACATCACTAAACTCTGTTAGTACTTCTGTATTACCAATAACTGGTGCACCGTCAACTAATGTTCCGTTACCAATATAAAGTCTGCGTTGGTCTTGTGCCCAACCTAATTCACCACCTGCTAGTTGAGGTAGGTTTTCTTGTAAGCCTTTACGATGTTGTATCTTTGAAATTTGTACTATTGCCATAAGTCTCTATCCATTTATTATGATAGTATTTATCTAGTTGACGAGATAGATGACTAACAAATAGTAAGTTAAAAAATGTAGAAGTTGATCAATTGTTGCTGTCCACCAATACCATTTATCTTTTCTTGTTAATTCAAAATAGGTATTAACGTTGTGTTTAGTAAAGTCAACATGCCAATGCACTATGTAGTCTATTACTGTTGCTAGTAGTGCTGTTTTAATATCTGTGAATAGTATAAAAGCTATGAATGTTCCTATAGCATGATGTAGGTAATGAGCATGACAGCCAAAATAATTTATTTTGTTATGTGTCTTGCCCCACAGAAAATGGCTTTGTATACCAAGATCTATTATACAGTGTTTGATTATTAATGCGAATAATATAAGTTCCATTAATCATATTTATCTATGATTAACGTAGTATTCCTCAACACGTTGCCACCATAGGTCACGCCACATATCCCATTCAGTACCTTCTGAGATAAACTCTTGATACTTGTAGTCTTTTGAACACATAAGCACAACACCTTTACGAATATTAGTTCCGTACACTTCGTTGTGTGCTTCTGCGTATGCACATAGTTGTAGGAAGTAATCCTCAATCCATTCACGCTTCTTTGGCTTATTAGTTTGTTTAAAGTCCATAATTGCAGGCTCGCCTTTGTGTACACCTACTAGGTCTGTAGTACCTGCATAAATCTTAGGATGATATAATGCTACTTCTGTCCCCCAATACTCATCAACATCTTTAAGTCCTTCGTCAATAACTATCTTGGCCATGTCTAAACTTTGCTGAGCAAAAGGATTTGATACTTTGTCTTTTAGTTCTTCGCCAAGCACATAGTTTTCTAAGTAGGTGTGCATGCGTGTGCCTCTGTTAGCCGCTTCTGTAACTATTTCTTTTGCTTTAGCTTCACCTACACTCTTACGCCAGCGTGCCAGTCCTGCTTTCTTTTCTTCTGATTTAGTTTTGTCTAAGATTGTTGTAACACTAGGAACTGCGTTACCATCAGGGCATGTATATAAACGTTGCTTTTCTGTTGTTGTACGTTTTAGTTCTTTATATTCGTATACTTGTTTTATCATTTATTATAGCCTACTTATTTTTGGATGTATATATTCAATGCCTTTTTCTGCATCTATTTGCTTTTTTTGTGCCCATTCAATAGTTTCTTTAGATATTAAGAATTCAGGCAATGCCTTATTAAGATATTCTAAATGTTCTATAGGAGTAGGATGTATGTCATTTCTATTTTCAAATCGGTGTATTTCTTTTATAAACAAATCTATATTGTCAAAACCATAAAACTGCTTTAGTTCCTGTAATATTTCTTCAGTTATTTGTTTATTGATAAAATCTTCATATGCAGGCCAATGAGGAGCCCAGGTTTCCTTAGATTCTTTATAACTAACTTCAGCCCAAGTCTTTGCCTTAAAGCCCTGCCGACTATACCAATCATTGTTAAAGATCGTTTCAAACACCGACGGTTTTATTTTATCTATAACATTTTGATATAAATTAATAACTTTATCTGTAGATGGTATCATAGATTTAACGTTTTTTGTTTCTTGTCCTGTTATAATATTAAATTTAGATTTTATTTTTTCAATTAAGGAAGGTTCAGAATCATTAACAATGTTAAACGGCATCATACTTAACTGATGATAATCACATTTAATATTATCTAAGACTTTATTAGCTGATGATATCAAAGCCGAGTCTCGAATTAAGTACCCATCTGGGTCAGCAAATTTATCTACCCAATCTTTAGAATAAACGTCTTGATTATATATGCTACCAGGAGTTATCCAATGGCCTTTAACCCATCTATCCTCTCTTCCAGGAGAAGTCCACATTATTATTACAGTGTCATTACTGCTGATTGATTCTCTCTGTATGGCTTCCATAAGGGAGCAAAAAATGAATAGATTACCTGCTCCAGTTTTCCCCCAATTTTGATGTTCATCAAACTCTTGGCCTAAAATGTCAGCCCAAGTAGGCCAACCGTATTTTGTAAAACTACACCCAAAGGTAAATAGCCTATTCTTCATACAGTAAAACTTTCTCCACAGCCACATTCACCATTGGCATTTGGGTTATTAAATTCAAAGCCTTCGTTGAGTCCTTGTTTAACCCAATCCATTTCTAATCCATTAAGATATACAAGACTTTTCTTGTCTATTATTATTTTAACATCTTTAATCTCAAACACTTCGTCATGTTCACCAATTTGGTCAACAAACTCTAATACATAAGCAAGTCCAGAACATCCTGCTGTTCTTACTCCAACACGAAGTCCTATAGTATTTTCTCTTGATTGAATTGAATGTAACGCTCGTTCGTATGCTTTATCTGTTAAAGTTATCATACTGAGAAACTGGATCCACATCCACAACTTGTTTGTGCGTTAGGATTGCTAATAGCAAACTGTGCACCTTGTACTGACTCTTTCCAATCAACTTCAGCACCTTGTACATACTGTCCGCTCATTGCGTCTACTAACATGTGTACACCTGGTGCAACTTCTAAATCAAAGTCATCTTCATTTGCAGGTTGATCTTCTAGTGTGAATCCATATTGCATACCACTGCACCCACCTCCACTAACAAACATTCTAACTTTAAGATCAGGGTTGTTTTCTTCTGCTAGTATTTCTTTTAATTTTTTTACTGCTGACTCTGTTACTGTTATCATTTAGAATTCTTCTCTTTGTAATCAATTATTGCTGATTTGATAGCGTCCTCTGCTAGTACAGAGCAATGTATCTTAACTGGTGGTAGTGCTAGTTCTTCTGCTATTGCTGAGTTTTTAATATCACCTGCTTGGTCAATAGTTTTACCTTTTAACATTTCTGTTACTAGACTTGAACTTGCTATAGCCGAACCGCATCCATATGTTTTGAACTTGGCATCTTTGATAACACCTTCTTCTACCTGTATCTGTAGTTTCATAACGTCACCACAAGCAGGTGCGCCAACCATGCCAGTTCCTACATCTTTACTGTCTTTATCTAAAGATCCAACATTTCTTGGATTCTCATAATGATCTAAAACTTTATCTGAATATGCCATATATATTTTTCCTTAATACATTGTATTATTGTATACTATTTATTGTCTGAATGTCAACCATAAAAAAGCCCTACCAAAAGATAGGGCTACTGGAGTAGCAACGATTGATGTTGAGTTTACCTTTTCATCGCTCGTTTTGCCATGGAGTCAACTGTTTTACGTGCTTTATCAACACTCATTGTAGGATTCTTTGTGCTTGTTAAATCAAAACTAACATGCTGTGGATTAACATCTGCAATCATATTGCTTAATGGCTGTCGTTGTGCCATTGATTGTAGTTGTGACATCGACACATTAACACCTAAATTATCTGCCATTTTAAGAAAAGATTCTGTTCCTACTTTTCCTTTAGTGCCTAAATCTTCTGAACGGCTGATAAGATACTGAACTAAGGCCGCTAGCTCATGCTCTGAACCATATACCTCAAATAGTTTCATTATCTTCTTTCTCTGCCTAAATCTGTATCTAGTTCCGGTGCGTCAATAACTGCTTCTTCATCATCCATTTCTGGCGGTGTGCTGTTATCTTCTACATCTGCTTCTGGTTCTGTAAATTCTTCAGGGCTAATAGTTTCTTCACCTGTGATTGGAGCCATTGCACTTTCTAAGTCTGTCTTTGCTTGCTCTAATGCAGTAACTAGTGTTGAAATTGCTGTGTTAGTTGCATCATAGTATGCCTGTGTTTGATTAATGCCTAGCTCTTGTTTCATCATTTGTGCTAGGTTAGGTAAGTCTTTATATTGCATTTCTGCTGTATCTTCATACATTTTTTGGATTCTATCAACTACGTCTTGAGCCGCTAATGTTACTTGAGCTTCTTCAACGTCTGCTTCGTTAATTTGTTTAGCTTCGTAAGTTTTTTTCTTACCGTACTCTTTCATTTTCTTTTTATGAGTAGAGCCACATGCTTCTTCCATTTCGTCATCATCTTTTTTGATGTCTGCTGGAGCCATTGCACCTGGAGCAATATGTTTTTGCTCTCCTGTACCGCCTGCATATGGATTTCTAGTTTCAGCTGTACCTTCTTTAATATATGCTTCTAATGCTTCTTTCATCATTAGTGCTTGGAGATATGTTGGATTACTTTCACTTGTGTGTCTGTTAATGCTAGACTGTACTTCAGCAACTATGTTAGATGTCTTAGCTAACAATGTTTTTGCTTGTTCCATTGATAGTTTTGACACATTAATATCTCGATTAAAGTGGCCTTCCATGATTTTGCCAACCTGTTTTATTTTATTTTTTGCTAGTTCTTGCAGTTTCATTGTCGAATCCTTTTTGTTGATAGTATTTAGCCAATTCAATTTGCTCTTGTAACTTAATTTTAATATCACCTCTTACATGAATGTTATTAGTTACTTTAGTTGCCATCAACGCTCTTCTATCATTATCTTGAGTGGTGTTCATTATCTGTGTTTGTCTATCAATATCTAGCTCAAGCCACCCTATCTTTTTATCTTGACCTAATAAGCTATTTGCATCTTCTATCCTTGCATGCTTTTCTAGTATACACCATGCTAACGCATTACGACTATTTGTAAACTCGTGTACTAAAGTGTCGTTACGATATACTTCATAGTAACCATGATCTGTTGGGGAAATTTTGTAGCGATTAAAAACTATATAATCATCTTTAACTTTGACGATAATATTTGCAGAAAGACTTTGTAGACTATGAGTAGTGAGAGATTTTAGTTTACGAAAGGAAGTTTCTGTAGTCATAGTGACTACCAAACAAACTTTGTTAAAAGCCAGCCAACAACGCCAATTAGCATTGTAATTGCTGTACCTGCCCAAGTGATTAACTGTGTGGAACGACGTCTATCAAGATGAGTAATCATATCTTTGATTTCGCCTACACTGGTTTCAAGTGAACTTACTTTTTCTTCAACTGTGTCTAATTTAGTTTCCAACGCATCATACCTCTCGGCACATAACTCTACGTGGGCTTCTAAATTCTCTTTCTCAATTCGAGTAGTACTCACTGCTTTTTTCTCCAATAGGATATTAAAGCAATCTTACTATGTTGTGCCTAAAAGTAGCCTGTTTGTGCCTATAAAATGTTATCGTAAATGCTTTGTTACTAGTTAAACTAGTTCTTGTTTTTATTTATCACAATAGTCTAAAAACACTGAAAATAAGTGTTGAGGTGTTCACCATGGGTGCTTATAACCCCTTGTATACTGGCAGTCTCCGACAGTCCGCTGATTATAGGTATGTTATTGAAATCGTTAGTTAAACTTCCCACAGGGTTGTTGACTGTAGCATACGAGTCTAGGTGATCACTGTTAAAATCAAATATCCATAGGTTATATTGAAAAATACTTGGCATATAATAGCTACCAAACTCATAATCGCCTATATCAATATTTTCTATTTGTTGCGGAGCGTGAATTAGTTGAGGTTGGCTTCGTAATGATATTAGCTGTATAAATGTTTCATAATTGCGTTGTTGATTACGCTGTACAATCTGCTCAGGAGTTTTTGGCTTTCTAGTAAACCCGGTCTGAGTAATATCAACTAATGTGTAACAACGGATCATTCTTTTATAAGTTCTACCAGCACTCTCAACTTATCTATAGATTCTTTAACCATTGAATTTTTACTTAGCTCAGACCAATCCTGTTTATACATCCAGTCTCTATAATCTTTGAATTCATCATCTAACTGTTTAACTAGTTCACGCTTGTGATGAGGATCGTTGGCTTTACGTCTATATAAAGTTGACCCACCATCAGGTGATTCATATATCCAACGAGTAGTATCTTTCTTAAACAGTTCTTGTTGTTCCATATAGATATTTAACCCAATAAAAAACCCCACTTAAAAAAGTAGGGCTCTTTAATTTAGTACTAGTCTAACTCAATT